AGCAGGGTGCGCGTTCCGTCGACTGAGCAGAGCAGGGGAGAGGAAGCGCCGCCCATTGATGGCGCGAAAGCCATGCCCACCGGCGAGTTGTTTGCCGCGGTGGAGGCGACAGCGATGCGCTCGGTCCAGTTCAGCGCCTGCAGCAGGTACGTCCTCTGGTCGAGATAACTGCACCAGTCGCCGAGCGTGCCAACGATGTACGAGAACGCTCGACCAGGAAGCTTTCGCCCTTTCCAAAAGCCCTGAGCGAGCGTGCCCACTCCAGGGCTAAGGCGCGTTGAGAGGCCCGCCTGCGGGCCCCCAGAAAGGGTCGCGTCGGTAGCAAACAACGGCGAGTTTGATGGTCGTGTCAGAGGCATGGTTACCAAATCCCGGCGATAGAGCCGCCGGTCACTTCGGACTCGTCACTGAGCCCGTGGGTGGCATCGACTTCTCCGCCGATGGTGTCGTCGCCAAATTCGAGGCCGTCGTCCTCAGTGGTTTCGATCAGGAAGAGTTGGACGCCGCTCGGCGCGGCAAGCTTCGCTAGGTCGATCAGGACCGCTGGGGCGGTCGCCGCCGGTTCGGTGTACTCGAGCCAAACCGTGCACGGGTAGAACTCGGTATACGAGAACGCAGCCGACTCAATCAGCTGCAGAACATCGATGATGTCGGTGGTGTGACCGTGCGAACGATTGATCCGAATTCGCGCCGTGATGTAGATGCGATAAACGCTGTCGGTCTGGCCGTTTCGGAGCTGGCCGACGATCTCGCCGATGGTGTCGAGCTGCGCGTCCTGCGCGTTGTCGATCATCCGCTTCAGGATCACGTCCCAAGCGGCGTTTTCGAGCTCCTGACAGCGGTTGACGTAGGAGAGGATCAGCGCAAGCAGCCGTGGTTTGCCCTGGTACTGACTGAGCGGGCGTAGCTCCGCTTCGACCGCGTAATCTGCGATCTGCTCGAGCCGCGGGAGGGTCATGGTTCAGTGCGTGGCGACGATGCGTGTGCTGTCGAAGGTGGCGATTTGACGGATGCCGATGGCGATGTCCGTGTTGGCGACGGGCGACGGCGCAGTGCCGAAGGTGAGCGTCAGTACCTTCGCCCCGAGCCCCTGCGTCGCGAGCGTGATGTCGTAGGCGGTGACGTCGGTGCCGGTGGCGAACGGCTCCAGGATCACGTCGCGGTTGCCGCTCTCGTCGGTAACGACGATGCCGTCCGACAAGTAGCGCGCAACGGTGTCCTTGAAGGCTGCGTCGCCAACGAACCCGGGGCGCAACGACAAGCCGAACGAGATGTAGATCGGGATCTCGGTCGCGCGCGTGAAGCTGACGGTTTGCGCGGCGCCAGTCTTGTCGGTGGCGCTGCCGCTCAATGTTCCGTAAGAGCGAACGCCAGCGGGCTTCGAGTCCCAAATCACCTGCGCGATCTGGTCGTTGCTGATGGCGCCCGACGGGTCCCAAACGACCATTTCGAACGAGTGCGGCGGCAAGCCGTCGCTGTTGGTCGCGTCGGTGACGTTGTTGAATGCCGCTACGCTCGCTCCAGGGATACCTTCGAGCAACGCGACGAGATCGGCGCGGATGGCGTCGATCGTGCTCGATCCCGCGCGCGTGAGCTCCTTCTGGCGCTGCAGGCGGAGCTCGGCGTCGGAAGCAACAGGGGAGCCAAGGTTCGCCTGGAAAGGGTTCGTGACACCGCTCCACCCAACGACCGGAGTTGCGATGATAGTGAGTTGCCCGCTTGGCGCTTGAACCGGGCCAGTGTTCTCGCTCTCAAACAGGACACCCGTTGTTGTTCCAGTGAAGCCCGCCGTGAAGTCAGCGACCGGCGTGAACTTCACATCTGGCCTACCAGCCACGCTTGCGAAGTGGGTCCCAGCCAGGAGAACAGTGCCTACGTCCGCGGTGATGTTGGCCAAGACGGTGCTCTTGGTGGCCGCCGCCCTCGGGGTGCCGGTGAGCTTGCACAGCATCGTGAGCAGTGCGTCTTCGGCCGCATCCGGGTCGAACCCGTTGTAGCAGGCAGCGAGCGCTTCCCACGCTTGCGCGAGGTAGTTCGCAAAGATCCCGTTGTTCTGTCCGATCGGCGAATCGGCTGAGACGTCGAGCTGCGCCGAGATGCCGGCAAGCTGATCGGCTTCGATAAGCGCGAGAAGATCTTGGACGCTGGGCGCGACGAAGCCTTCGGGGGTGACACCGAATGTGGGCATTTTAGCTCAGCGGATTGACGACGAGCGCGCGACCGTGCTGCGCTTGCCTGATGGTTTCTGGAAAGCGCGCACTTGAGGGCGCAGCCGTGTTGTTCGGACTGTGGTTCTTCTATTACCTGTGGACCGGCACTGACCGCGCGCGAGCACGGATGGATGCGGAGAGCGGCGTTCGCCCTGTTGCCGTCAATGCCGCGCCGCCAAACCTGCCTCCTGCTCCGCCACGCCAGCCCGACAGGGCGCCTCTGCTGGCCGCCAGCGATTTGCTAGAGGCGTACAAGGCGAACGAGATCAAGGCTGATCTGCTCTACAAGGGGAAACGCTTCCACGTCACTGGCACGGTCACGCGCATTCGCTCGGACATCACCAACGAACCGCAGGTGCAGCTAGTTCACGACATCATGGGCGTGACCGCGAAGGGTCTGAGCAAAGAATTCGCTGCGTCGCTGAACAAGGGCGATTCTTTCGAGGGCGACTGTACGGTCGTCGGCTCGATAATCGGGTCACCGATCGTCGACTGCGGCTAGTTGCAAATATATTTGCAGTTGGACGGGCACACGCCGCCAACCGTGTCGTAACGCTTCACGGTCGCCCCGGCCGCAATGGAGAGCATCACGACCAGAGGCTTCGGTGATGACCACGACGTGCACGTTGTGCAGTGGTCTCGCGATATGATGCCCGCGGGGGAACAGGCGATATCGGTCTGCTGCTGAAAATCGCCTGTGACGGCCAGGCAGGTATTCACATCCACCGTGTAGGCCGTGAACCCGGAGCATTGGTTGGGCCCGCCGCCTTGCCCTGCGCTCGCCACTTGTCCCGCCGAACCGCTTCCACCCGTCGCGTGACCACCGACTGAGCCGCCGAGGCCGGCAGATCCGCCAGCGCCGCCGGAGCTCTTCCCGCCAGCGCCGCCTTGAGCGTGCGCCCCAGCTTGGCCAGAAGCCGCGCCAGCAGCCCCGCCTGGGCCCTGCTCGTCGCCACCAGCCGCGCCTGCGGCCTCACCGTCGCCGGAGCCCGCCATCGCGGGTTCGGCGCCCGCCACGTCGCTCTGAGGGTCTCCTGCGCTCCCGCCGGCTTCGGCGCCGGCCTGCGCCAGCGGCGCCCCGTCCATGGGGTCATTCGTTGTCGAGACCGAGCACGCCACGCCTAAAAGCAGCAACAGACCAAACCCTCGCATCCTTCCAAGTTACGGGGCGGGTGGCTAGTCAGCAAGTTGGAGAATAAAATCCTTGTCTTTCGGCGAGATTACGAGGTCGCCCCCCGTGACCATCGCAGTGAACTCGAACGCCACCTCCCGGGTCTGCTCATCGTACACGAGCCGGAAGCTCCCAATCGAGAGAACGCCAGGGCACTGGGTGACGATCCGGCGGAAGAGCGAGCGAATGACGTCGAGGTTCGGCTCCTTGACGAACACGTCCCGGTAGTAAGGGACGCCTTGCCGCTGATCGAGGAACCACTCGTTGAGGAAGAACTTGAACCGCGCGGCGAGCTTCTGCCGGATCGCGGGCGCCCCTTCCACCAGGTGGACGGTCCCGTGCACGAGCTCGAGATCGCCCGCGGGAATGGTTCTGATGACTGCCATCACTCAGCCTTGAGTTTCGTTGCTGCCGTGCTGGGGCCTGGCCATGACGATAGGGCGCTGAGCAGAGCGGTCATGCCTCCGAGGCCGCCGGCGGTACCTTCGGTCGCTGCCGCACTCGCAATCGCCGACTTGAGCTGTGCCAACGCCTGGTCGACCTTCGAGGCCTGCGGGACAAACTGCGCACCTGGGCCACCAACCCGAAACACGCCGCCGCCAAGCACGGCTTGCCCGGAGCCAGGCGCGTCGATGAAGTGCTGCGCGTCGGGCGCGGCGCCCGGGTACGCCCAGGGGTAGGAGAGGCTGCCGCGTCGTAGATCGCCCGGGTCTGAAACCTCGCCCGTCGCGCGCCACTGCGCAAAGCTCGTGGTGTTGAATACAAGCCAAACGTGGTCGCCAATGGCGAGCGGGAAGTGCATGTAGAAGCCGCCCCCGCGAGGCCAGGCGATCGGCACGTTCGGTATGACGGGCAGGTCCTCATGCATCGTGTTGCCGTCGGCGTCGGGAATAGTCCCGCGCACGCAGGGCACGATCTCGGCCGTCTGCTTAGCCGCGTCGTAGCTCTTCACTCGCCCGGGCATGCTGATGTGCAGCTCGCCCAGGATGGCCTGGCGGTGATCGTCGAGGATCTCGGGGAGCGTGGGGTCGAGCGACATCTAATATCTGTGCCCCTGAATTTCGCAGAACCAATCGGTGCCAGCGCGCTCACCAGTCCAGGTGATCTTCTCGATGCGGTACGTGCCCTTGACGAACAGCGCGTCGACCGTGACTAGCCCGCCGCACTGCAGGCCGGCAATCATCAGAGACTTGGCGGTGAGCACGCCTTTTTGATCTACGGTCGGCGACTCGACCAGCCCGGTGTCCGCCGCGAGTCGAATGGCTGTGCCCGCGGATGCCTTGTTCAGATCGAGGAACTGCAGCGCGCTGTCTTGGATCGAAACCTCAAGTCCCGCGGAACGGGCCAGCTCGGTCATGTGCGTAGCGACGGCGCCGGAGATCACGACGCCCGCGGTGAACTGTGCGGCGCCTGCGATCTTGAGTCGGCTCACGACGCTGGCGAGGTTGCCCTCGCTCACGCCTAGCGCGCGGGCCATGCCGCGAAACACGGTGTCGACCGAGGTGTGGGGTCCGTAGCTGACGTGCATGCGGCCGTTCTGCCAGCCGCGCTCGCCGTCTCCGGAGGTGAGCTTGGTGAGAAAGTTGGGGCCCTCGCGGGTCGTCTCCACCGTGCGCAGGTCACCAAGCCAGATCTGGGAAACTGCGTCTCTGTAACCCGCCTCGATTTTGCACGGGACGCCTTTGGTTGCCGGGTTCTTCGTCGGATTGAGCTGCTGGAGCTGCTGTCGATGCTCCTCGCTCAGGTTCCAAACGGTGAGCTCGCACGTGTTGGGCTGCGGCTTCAGCGTCTTGACGACCGTGAACTGAACGTCGAGCGCGTCAAACTGAATCGTGTCGAGCGTTACCGTGCAGCGTCGATCAAACAGGGCTTCACTGCTGGCCATTTAGATCGTACCCGCCTCGAAGTACGTCAGCTGCACGC